CACTTCGTTGGACACTCTTTCCCTACACGACGCTCTTCCGATCTGTTTAATCAATTCTAAAAACTTTTCTTTACTAATTCCAAGTCTTTTTGCTTCAAATGTTGCCATTAAATCATTCATTTGAACAAGAATATTAGTACTTGTTTTTGCATCATCAGATGTTTGTTTACCGTCAGCAATTTGGTATGCTTCATGTTGCATTATAACAGCAGAAGGAGTCACAATTCTTGTTGGACAAGCTTGTAATATACTAAATGCCATAGAAGCTGCAAAACTCGCAACACATGTAATGTTTTTTTGAGTAGCTAAATAATCAACTAACAATAAACCTGCAAGAACAGAACCGCCAGGAGATTCAATATATAAATAAAATTCTTTAGATTGATCTCTTTTTACTAAATCTGTCATTACTAATTTAATAGAATCACGATTAACAACCCCAACTAATGAAGTATGATTTTTTTCAGTTAAAGTAATTATTTGAGAATCTTTTTCAACATCTTTTACTGGCATTGTTTCATAAGCTGAACATGGTAATGCAAATAATACCATAAACATTATCATAATTAATTTAAATAACTTCATTCTGTATTTCCTCTATTAAGTGTTCCGTTAAACTTTTATGTGGTGTAGGACAAGTTACATAAATAATAGAGTTTTTTACTTTAAATTTATGTTGTGGCATGGATTTTTTTAATTCTCTTGAAATTTCTTTTGCATAATGTTGCATATAAAACTCATCTATTTTAGAACCTTGTTCAATACTATGTTTAATAATTTCAACAAAAGCATAAATCCATTCTGTTTTAGTAAATTTTAAATTAGGATTTTCACCTAAAAATGTTGGTTGTAGTTCTTGAGTTGCTTCTAATTCAACAGGTTTTATTTCTCCCGTTTCCTCGTTTATAGTGTCTACAGTTATAGTAAGATTTTCCATTGAATTAAATTCCAGCATTTGATTGTGTATTTTCAGTGTTAAGTTCTTTTGCAAGTTCTTTAGTTTCTTCTAAACCTGTTTTAATTTCTGATAAAGTAGTTGCAGTTTCAGCACTAAGTTTATCAATATCATCTTTAGTTACGTGCACAATTTCAGATTGAACTTTTTCAACCAACTCAATTCCAGTTTCTAAAACTTTAACTTCTAAAGATTGTTTAATGGATTGTAATTTTTTAAGCTCAGATTCAACTTTAGATTGAACTATAGTTTTAACTTTAATTTCTAAGTTAATTAATTTTTGGATTAATGATTTTAACCATGAATGAATTGTAACAATAAACATAATGCTCCCAATAAAAAAAAATAAGTGAATTAATAAATGGTGGACAGCAAGGGTCTCTAACCCTCAACCTCTTGAGTGCAAGTCAAGTGCTCTAACAATTGAGCTAACCGCCCATAGGTGGGAGCCAAATATCAGGTGACCACTCCCAATACTTGGCTTAACTCTAGTTGTTATTTATTAAAAAGCGACACTATCATCAATTGCATCATTAGCAGTTAAAGCATTAGGCGCATTTACACCAGAATATTGTTTATCTGTTGATGGTGTTAAATTTGATTGAATAGGTTTTTTTAATGGATCTTGTTTGTTACCATTAGCTTTTAATTTTCTAATTTCAGCAACTACTTTATCAAGTTTATCTGAAATATAAGGAGTTTCATCTAAATCTAGTGGAACTTTTCTAATATCTTGTGGTTGAATATCATAAGAAATAAATTTACCAATATAACCATAATACTCATCATAATCAATCCCATCTTTAAGAATTGCTAATGTTTCTGCACCTTGTGCAATACTATGAGCTGTTTGATAATCTAATCCAAGTTTATCAATTAAAGATTTTTCTGTTAATTCATGAATAACTAAGTATTTGTGAATATCAACAGTTTTTCCAATAGAATTTTTAAAAGTTCTTGGAAGTCTTGAATCAATATAAATACAAGTACCACTTTCATTATAACCTGCTCCATAAGGAATATCATACTCATTAGAATATCTTAGCTCAGGTTGTTTTTCTCCACATTTACATACATATGGGTTTAATTTTGTTTTTGGTTTATTATCCGCCATCTAAATATTATCCTTATTTAATTTGTCCGCTTAAAATTTGCATTGCTCTTGCTAATCTTTCGGATTCCGTTTGTGCTTTCCATTCTACTTGTGTAGATTGATTCATTGCATTATTTAATGATTTAGAAACTTTTGGAGCTTCTTCTTCTTGTTTATTTACTCCGAGTTTATTCAATAATTTTTTACTACCTTTTAATTTTTCAATTTGAGTTAGATAATTATCTTCAATAATTTCACAAGCTTGTTCATAAGAAGGAATTTTACCAGTTTCGGCATATACTTGTCTCATATAAGTATCAACTTGTTTGTGTAATCCTAAACTAGCAATAACTTCATATTTATCTTTTGCAATAGATTCAATTTTAGCTAAATGTTTTGCATTTTCAGATTCATATTTTTCTTGAGTTTCTTTAATACTTCTATCTTGAAGCATTTGTCTCATTTCAGCAACTTGAGCTTCTAGCTCTAACATTTCAGGTGATTTAGTTCTTTGTGTTGCTACTTTTTGGTTAAGTTGATTTAAATCTAATCCTAATTCTTTTAGTAAATTTAATGGATCATTTTTTAAAGCTTCTATTTTTTTAGCTTTTTCAACCAACGCTTTTTCTTCTTCACTTATTTTATTTACTTCTTGGATTTTTTTTCTGACTTCGGTTTGTTTTTGGTCAGCTTTATTTAATCTTTCAAAGATTTCTTTAAGTTTAGGAGTATCTAAAGAATCAGATTCTTGTTCTATTTCTTTTGTAGACTCTTTAATTGGCTCTTCTTTTTTTGCTTCTACTGTTTCTTTTGAGCTTACTTCTTCAATTTCTTCTTTAGACTTACTTAATGGTTCTGAATTGTCATTAAATGCTTTGTCAAACTTTTCTAATGCTTTAGCTTCTTTTAATGGAGCCGCTTTTTCATGATTACTTAAAACTTTTGTTGCTTTATCTAATAACTCATCAAAACTAGCTTTATTTGCTTGATCTCTTTCTCTTGCTGCAATAGCTGCATCCCTTTGAGATTGATCTACTTGTTTTAATGTTTCTTGATTTAAATATGATAAATCTTGTATTTGTTGCTGAGTCATGTTATTTTTTCTCCTTTTAAAATGACTATATTAATTAACTAATCTAAGTTGTTCTCAATTATTTTGTTGGTTGAGAAGGTGCTTGTCCTGCTGGTGGTAGTTGTGGTGGTGTTGGTTGAGGACTTGCTTGAGCAATTAAAGACCTAACATCATTTATATATCTTCTAAGTAATGTTAATCTTTGTTGATCATTATCATTTGTTTGTTCAAAAGCATACATTTTAATAGCATAGGATAACCCATAAGCTAGATCATTATATGGTTCTGGAGCAGTATATACTTTTTTATCCATCATTTGCTCTATACTCATTTCAATATACTTTCTAGGTGCATTTAAAAGAGTCATACGAGAATTTAAATCAGGAATATTTAATAAATCAGGTAAAGCATCAGGAGTTAATACACCTAAAGCTACATATTTAGATAATGTATCAATTCTACCAACAGGATCAGATGGTAAAGCAGACACAGGAAACATTTGTATAACAAAACTTTCTGCATCTTTTGGGATTTTCTTTGTAGAAATTTGTGTCATTCCAATTTTATCATCAAAACTTACTAATTTTAAATCTAGTCCTGCAATTTCTCTTAAAATAGTTTGAGCTAAATTAACATGAGTTTGCTCATATTGTTTTTGTAGAGTTTGCCATCTTTCGGATTTTTGATCATTTAAAGTTTTAAGAGCTTCACCACTTGTTAAGCCACTTGGTTTCATACCTTGTGTATCTTGTGTACTTAAACCAACTCTAGCATAACCTTGGGCAATTAAAAATTCTAATTGTGCTGGTAATTCTGGAGGCATTGCGGCACCATTATGAATAATAGGAGCATTACCACCTTGACCATCATAAGTAACTATTACGCCTACTCTGTTTGTCATATGATTTGTATTAATATTACTTCTTGTATCAACAAATACTCTCGGCACTGATACTTGTTTCATTATAGATTGCATTGTTGTAAGTATTCTGTCAATTTCACCTTGAATTGGGGATAGCTCATCAACAACAGATTGCCCTAAATATCCTATAATTGGTTTATTATATTCTACTTTAACAACAGGAAAATAATCTTTATCATATTCTTCGTCTAATAAATCTACATTTTGTAAACAAATAACATGACGACCTTTATCTTTATAAGAATTTCTGCACCATGCTTCAGCTACTTGAATAGAAGGTGTATAATTTTGTGTATTAGTTTGTCTAACTTCTATAATTTGACAATCTTGAATCCAATTTTTAAATTGAGGATATAATTTTAACATTACATTAATTGGTACAAGTTTACGGTGAATCATTTTATAAGGATCGTTGTAATAACCGTCTGATGGATCTATGATAATTTCATCAGCATATAATTTATCAATTCTAAGTTTAGGTTTATTTTTATTATCTTATTCGGTAATTACTTTAAGATATCCAACTCTATTAACCATAGAATCTTTATAGCTCATTACAATTTTATCTGATAATTGATATTTGTGATAAATACCTTGTAATATATTATTTAAATCTTCAGCTAACTGTCTACCTTTTGCATTAGCTCTATTAGTTACTGCTTTAGGTATAGTTGGAATAGAACTTAATTTTGCAACTAAAGTATCAATACAAACGGCAGTTAAATTAAAAGCTGTTTTCATTGAAGAAGGATTTAAACCAAGTTGGTTGTTTGTATCTGCACTATTTAAATAACCTGAACTTGATAACGTATTAAATGTTTTACCTGTATAACTTTGAATGCCTCTTAAGTTTGCACTTGAAAGAGTACCAGCTATATTTTTATCAAAGTCATCTATTTGAGCAAAAATTGCTGTATGAGCTTCATCTTGTGGAGCATCAGTCCATTCTTTAATACTATAAGTTCTGTTATTATTTGAGTTCATTACTACCATTAGGCTTGTTCCTTATTCAAATGTATTTTCTAAAAATGCTTTAATGGCTTCATAACCTTTAATTCTTGCTTCATGCCATTCTTTTGGGTATTTTGCTGGTGGGATTATATTTTGAGATACTCGTATTTTTGTTTCTAAGGCCAAAAGTTCAGAACCTAGAAGCATATCAAAATAATTTTCAAAATAAACTTCATTTTCTACGGTAGGATTAATTTCATATACAACATAAAATAAATTATCTAAAACTTCTAATTGTGTATTAAAATTTATAACAGATTCTTTATTGTGTTTGGCATCATTGCTAAGTTGGGTTAACTCTTTAATTTTATTAAGCAATATTTCTTTTTGATTCATTAAATGTTATTTATCCTAATTCTAATTCTAATCATCAATAAAAAAACTGTCATTGCCAAGAAAACTATCCGTTAACTCTTGAAATTCTTGTTCTAATCTAGGTTTTTTAAAAGAAGCTTCTACTTTGGCTAGCATTTCTCTTGCTTCAACTTCGGGCGTACGTTCTTCTTTATAAATTACTTTTTCTAAATAAGCTAAACTTTCTCGATAGGCATACAATGTGGCGTCAAAATGGTCACATTTAATCCCTTCATGTTCTCTAGTTCTTTCTTCATTCCAAACTAAAGATTTACATTCTTTTTGAAGCTCAAGCGTACTGTTTGGGTTAAAAATAAGTCGATTATGTATCAAAGCATCGTTAAATATCTCAATATAGTGAGCTTTATCTGTTTTTTTGGCAGAAAAAGTTGTAATTTGATATTTTTCCCAAAATTCTTGCATTAAGGTTTTAGAAGCTCCAGCAGGGTCAACTACAATCCTTAAAGGCTTATATCTTGCTTTCATTTTAAGTAATGTTTCGGCAATTTTAGAGACTGAGGATTTTTGAAGAGCAACTGTTTCTAATACATAAGCTGTTGGATTGTTTTTGTCCCAACCTATACAAGAAATAACCGTATCATCATTAAAACCAATATCTAACCCTAGTACTGTATTCCAAGTATGCTCATTATAAGGTCTTGGTGGGTGTTGAACAGTGAAAGGCTTTATCATAAGCTCGTCAATATCGGCAGCCCATACCCCAAAATATTCTCTCTGTAATTTTGGATTATCAAGGTTACATTTTTTACGATCCATAAAAAGCTTAACATCAGCTTCAAATTGTTTTTTCATAAATGGATTATTAAAACCATTCCATTTAATTACATCCCAACCTGTTTCCTGTCCTGTCGTAATTTCATAAAACATACCAGAACAATGAGCCGCCGGTGTTCCAATTAACATAAGCTTTCCTTGTAAGTCAGAAAGTCTTAACATAATTACTTCATCTATTAAGTATTGTAATATTGATTGGTTAAATGAGGCAGCTTCGTCAATAATACAAAATCTAAGTTTGAGTCCTCTAAAAGTTTCTACAACATTCGGATGGTTTGCCCCAGTCATTACAAGTTTAGAACCATTACTGAATTTAATACAATCCTTTAATATTTCACATTTAATATTATATTTTTCAAGAATAGGTCTAGCAGCAGGTATAAAGATATCTCTTACAGATTCTTTAGTTAATGCCATATAATAACCAATAGAATTAGGATGAATTAATAACTCTTGAATGCCTATTACGGCACAAACGGTGGTTTTACCACTTCTCGAAGAACACAAAGCAGAAATAAGCCTACTAGGCGCAACGGCAAAAGCTAATTGCTCCGTAAACAATTCTTTGTATAAAGGATATGTTTTATATAATTTTTCTAATTGATTCACAAACAACACACAACATAAGTATTTATTGTAGACATCATCATAACCTACTAATTACATTAATTATTTATTAACACCATATAAATCAAATCCAATAGAATATATAAAGCCAGCCTCATACATTAAGCTTTGTATATCCTCTTTAGACAAACCAAAAGTATTTAACATAAGAAGTTTAAACTTATGATCATTGATTGTATAAAACATAGTTTTTAAGCCTTTTTAGACTCTTTAGGTTCTTTTGGTACTATTACCTTAACTTCTTCTTTTTCAATCTCTACGCTCATTTCTATAATGTTTTCCATAGGGATTAAAAC